GCTGCCAAACCTAGAAAATCTTCTAATATATCTGCAATTATTAAAATTGGCTCTCTATCCATTATAATCTTCTGTTATGTGATATTCATAATAACCATTTACGGAATAGGGTTTTATATCCATAACTTTATAATATAAATTATTATATTTAACTCTATCACCATTTTTCAAAGAGATTTTAGTTCTAATATGTATTTGCCACCATTCCCAGTCTCTTTGTCCTTCAGGCTTAATTTTTAGCTTGTCTGCTTCTAAAGGCTGAATAATTCCTTTAAATTGAATTGGCGTTTCAACCTCAACTGCTTGATGGTCTGATATAGTCTGCACCACTTTCATAAAAGTAATTTTAACTTCCCAGCCTCTAAAGGCTTTTTTAATTTTTGGTATCATTTTAATTTCTCAGCCTTTGAACTAATTGAACCCTTTAATTGTAAAGTAGCTTGTAAAATATTTGGTGACAAGCCTTTTTTGTTTTTTGATTGCAAGGTTTTTTCTGATAAAGGCTGCCACTTTCCGAAGCCCTGTGTCTCAAAAGACTCTAAAACATAACCCTCTGCCGTTATCCCTAATAATTGATATATTTTTTTTGCTCCGTTTTTTTCTGGAGCATATTTTTTTATTAACAACCCCAGCTGCTTTGTAAGCTCTTTTTTCTTTTCTAAAATAGAGTCATATAAAAACGATCTTCTAGGCACTTTCTTTGTTAAGCTACCAAACTCGTGTAAAGCTCCAATTTCTGCATTAGTCATTCCTGAGCTGTCAGCACCTCTACTTGACTGCCCTTTTAAAATTCCTATTTTAGCTGTGTAAGATTCTTGTAAATTTTCTTGTAACTGCTCTAAAGGTTTTAAGTCAAACTTTAAGCTAGTTTTGCTAGGCATCTGTTTTTCCTTCTACCGTAACTACATTGCCTATTAACTTTGTAGCTATCATATTTAGATATTTCTGTCCGTAAGCTGTGCTTGCGTAATTACTGTAAACAGGATGCTTTAATAGCCATTCTGGCAAAGTGTAAGACTCTGATATTGAACCAACAGAGCGAGAGCTTAAAAGCTGCATTCCGTTGCTTTCGCTACCTTCAAGATTCATATTACCCACTAAATTGTGAGCTGTTAAATAAAGATAAGCTTTTTTTAAATCTTCATCACTAGAAAACAACGCCTCATTAAAAACTATGCAAGACTCATCATAAGCATTGGTTATATCTTCATCAATAATATAATCAAATTTTGATATTTCAGGCAATAAAGTCCAGTAAGTTTCATTTGGGGGTGTTTGCCCTAAAGTTCCATTTTGTAGGCAAGAATAAAAAAAGCCGTTGCTATCTAGATAAACAACAGCTCCAATATTATATGTTTTTAAATTGTCATAAGTTGGTAAATACTCAAAACCTCTATAAAACTGAGCCTTAAAGTCCGAAGGTGTAAGACTTGTGATAATAGGGTTCGAGCAAGACATCTCTAATTACTTAGACTCTGATTCTTGAATTAAGTTTGAAAGCTCGCTCTCAGATAATTCTTCAGCTCCCTCTATTCCTAATTCTTCTGCTTGTTTTACTAAATCAGATATTTTTTTATTCTTTTTTTTATCCTTTTTTGAATTTTCCTGCTCTTCTGGTTTAGACTGTAATTCTTTTAACTCTTTTGGAAATATCCCTAATAATCTTTTTGCTTCATCGTCAAGAATCCACTGCACCTCAAGAGGTTTTAATTTAACTTTTTCGTTATCTTTGTTTATAATAATAAAATCTTTTTTAGATATATTTTGGATTTGCTTAGACATAATTTTATTTTTTGTAAGTTATAAAAAAAGGAGGGTAAATTCACCCCCCTTAATTGTCAATTCTTTTATGATTAAAAGCTAAAATATATAACTTCTTTAGGTCTGTATATTTCTACTCCTGTAAATTGACCGTAAGCTGCACTTTCAAAGCTAAAGCCGTTAAAAGTTCCTGCAATAGTTGAAGTATAATCCACAGGTATATTCATTGCTAGCGTGTCCTCATTATTTTTATACATTACATATCTTGTAACACCTAGATTATTGTCTGCTGCATCGCAATATGCTAAAGGAATAACTTGTGCGTTAGGGTTTCTAGTTATTTCTCTAAACTCTCTTATTAAATACTCTCTTCTTGTTATATTCGGGTGAGTAGTTGAAGCAGCTCTTCCTAGACCGTCCCAATCAGAACTCGGAATCACGAAAGTATCAGGATAATTTCTTGAACCTGTGTTTGCACGATAAGCTGCAACAAAAGCTTGAATAAAAGATTGAAAGTCTGCATCGCTCAAGCTTGATATTTTTGCAGTTAAAGTTGTTGTATCATCTGTCACATTAGGGTTATTTAATAAACCTGTCACTTTTTCATCTGTGCTATGTCCTAGACCAAAAATTTTCTGAATTCCAAGCTGCCAATCTTTCAATCTAGCTTTTTCTTTCTCTTCGATAAGACTCCAGTTGCCTGATCTTGTAGCTGTTTGTAAGCTTAGCAAATTGTACTCTAAAGCCTTTGCCCAGCTATTAACTTTAGTTGTAATTGCATCAAAACCAGTATCAACTTTTTCAAGCTTAGAAGTGTTTGTGTTCACTATCCCATCTTCAAATCCAGCACCTGTTGAATATGATCTATATGTTAATAACTGATCAGAAAAAGCACCAAAACCAACTTTTACGCTGATAAAATCAGCAGGTGCAATTTCATAAAATTTTTGTGAAATTATTTGCTGTCTAATTTCTGTCAAAGTCGTAATATCAAAATTATAGCCTAAATCAGCAGGGGCTGCATTAGCAAAAATCTTTTGATCATTAAGCATTTTTTTGCTAGGAGTTGTTGATATTGTGTTGCAGAAAGCACCTTGTTTTGCTAAATCTTCAGGTGACATTGTGCCTACACCTGCAATTATGTTTTGATAATTATTCATGTTTTTACCTCTTATTTTATACTTAACGAAATTAGATTAACGGAGTTTTTATGTGAACTGTGATAAGATCTCCACTTGCAGCTGCTTTCTCAACAGCATATCCAACTTTTTTATTAGATCCTCCGCCATGAGCTATAATTTTGTCACCAGTTGCAACGATTTCTAATTGAGCTCCTGCTGCAATTGCTGCGTTTGCTTCCATAACCATAAATGTATTATCGAAAGCTACTGTCACAATGTCACCAGCTTTTGGGCTGTTATCTTTTATATTATAAACGATAAATCCATAAATCTCTTCATTTGCTGCCGCTTTTTCAACAACTTGTTGTTTTCCCGCAACATCAACTAATTTTACTGCTGTACCTGATCCAAAAGTTTCTGTGCTATCTCTTCTTATAACAGCTGTTATAACATTAGGAGAAGGGGTCTTTTGTATTTGCCCTTTTACTCTTGATATTTCAAATTGATTAATTTCTAAAGCCATTTTTTACCTCTAATTATTTATTTTCTATTTTTTGACGTGAGCCATAAGCCATTTGACCATTTTTACTTGCTTCAATTGAAGTCACATAGCTGCTTTCAGCTTTTGCCTCTTCTTTTGCTTCGCAAGATTTTTCAGCAGCATTTTTTAAAAGATCAAAATGTTTTTTGTCTTCTGCTTTTTTTAAAGAGTTTTCTTTTTTCTCCTCTTCTTTTTTTTCGTTTTCTTTTTCCTCTTCTTTTTCTTGCTCGTTTTTACATTTATTATAATTTTCAATAAGCTCTGATATTTTAACAGATTCACCGTCTAGCTCTATTTCATCATTTTCATTGTAGCGGTTTTCTTTTTCCTTCTCTTCTTCGTTCTTTTTCTCTTTCATAGCGTTGTAAGATTCAACTAGCTCTTGCAAAGAGACTTTTTCACCGTTTTCAAGCTCTGTGTAAGCATTTTCGAAATCAATTTCTTTTTTGCTTTCTGCTTCGTTTAGCTTAGAGTCTTCTTTTTTTATTTCTTCATTCTTTTTAAAAAGCTTCATTTCTTTATTACCTTTAACGCTGTTTTGTAGGATTATTACATCTTCATATCTAGGATCTTCAACTAAACCAAAATGTAGTGGCTTTGCGTTTACAATCTCATGCTCATATTCAATGGCGTGATAAATTCCACCATCTTTTGTCTCTGTTGGAATATAAGCACATGAAGGCGTGTATCCTTTGTTATCTATTAAACTAATTGCATTGTCATTGTCAACAATTAAATCACACCACGCCCAACCATCATCTGAATTATAATAAACTTCAGTGACGTAACCAACTGTATTTTCTCCGTTGTAATCCTCTTTAAATTCTTCAGGGTGTCCTATAACAACAGGAACGCCTCTGAAAGTTTCGGCTATTCTCATTAGGTTTTCATTTTTTATTAAAACCTTTTCCTCTCCATATTGTACAAGTCCAGCCTCTAAAAATCTTGTTTTATATGCTCTTGCTTTTTTCTTTGGGTTTTCAGATTGGTTTTCTAAAACTTTTAACTTTCCTGAATTTATAAATGTAATAATTCCGTTTTGTTTTTTTTCTCTTTCTGCTTTTTCAATCACTTTTTTTGACCATGTTAAAATTGCTGTATCTCCACCCCAACCTAACCACGCTACATATCCGTTATCTTTCCAAGGGGTGGACTTAAACTCTTTTTTTATAGTTTTATTTTTTTCATGTCTACTAAACTGAGAAATTTTTTTTATAGTTTCTAAAGCTAAAGGCTTACCTGCTGCGATTTGTCTTGCTCTTCTCCAGCCAGTTTCTGTCATTCCCTTAACTTCGCTTTTATACTTCTCTTTCCATTCCAGCACCTTTTTTGCCGCATCTTGTGCAGATTTTGGCGGGATTCTGTCTTTTTCTTCTAGCTTGTTTTTTAATATAATTTCCATCATTCAACAATTACTAGAGGTTTTGCTTTACATCTGCAACCAAAATCTTCGCTAGGGTTTGCCCTTTTTCCAGTTTCAAGATTTACAATAGGAGGGTCGTCAAAACTAAAAACTTTACCGTGTAGCCTCTTGTGGTCGCTTCTTACTTTTCCATCTGTTGATGTACTCCATACATATTGCGTAATTCCTGCATCTAAATATCTTGATTCCCTATATTTTGCAGTGATTAAACTTGTTTCTTGTTTTGCCAAAAATTTTGCTTTTCTATCACTAACATCAAATTGCGTTCTAATAATGTTTTGCAACTTATCCGCTCGCATGCCCGAAAAAGTGTTATCCTCTACTAAACCCCTTAGCTTTGCAATTTCATTGTCTGCAAAATCTTTAATATAAAGCTTCATATTGTTGGAATATTCTTCTGCAAGCTTTGCTTTTTGTGTTTCTGTAAATTCTGGTGTTATGCCTATAGCATCAATTACAGTCTTTTTAAATTGCTTGTCTATGTCTTTTTGTACTAAAGAATATTGATCAAAAAAAGATAATTCAGATAATTCTTGTGCATAATTAATATTATCAAAAGCACTTAATAATCTTGATTGCAGTAAATTAAATTGAGTGGTTGCTTGTGTTATTGCGGAAATAATATCTTGAGGCAAACTTGCAAGCGATATTCTAAAGCCTTTTATTCGAGAGTCGTAATTATAACCTAGCTTTTCAAACTCTTTTATTATTTTTGCGTTAAAATCACCTTTAACTATATCGTTTGCATATTGTATTTTACCGCTAAGAATTGCATCTTTTAAAATAGATGAGGAGTTTTTAAATTGATATTGTAAGCTTGATTCTTTAAAGGTCTGATAAATAGGAGCAAAAATTATATCATAAAAAAACTGTTTAATTTTTTTTCTTATAGCTTCTTCATATTTAGGATTAAAATTTATTGGCTTTAGCTCTTTCATTTTATTATTTTTAGTAAATGCCTAAATATCTATTTTTCTTTTTTGTTAATATTAATTTTTGATAATAAACTAACTTTACTAACTCCATTTAGATTTTGATCTTGCTTTGCTTCTGGTGCAGGCTCAGGAAAGTCTTCTAAGCTGTCTGGCTCAAGATCAGTTTCAATTAAGTTTAATAAGTTAATCTCTTTAGCAACTTGCTGTGCTGTTATTATGCCCGAACTATAAAGAGTCATTAACCTTTGCAATTTATGGTTTTTTACGCTTTCTTCTTCTTCTGCTTTTAAAACTCTTAAGGAGTTATACTCTATTTCTACATTTTCTGGAATAACATCAAATAATTTTTGAGAGATTAACTTGATCACTTGGATAATAATATAGTCAAAGTTTCCCCTTATTTCCGACTCAACCATTGAGTTGTAGTTTTCTAGGTCATCCTCTCCAGAATTAAAGCCTGCTGCACTTATGCCGAAAATCTTTGTAATAGGCATTTTCATATCTGCTGCGATTCCTTTTCTGATCTCATTTAATATTTCTGCTATGCCTGAAAAAGATAGCTGCTTTTGAATATAATCGTCTTCTGTGTCCATACACAAAGCAGCTTGATATTTCTTTTGTTGGTTTGCTAACTCTACTCGCTTTTGCGTTCTTTTTACTCCTGCATCATCTACAAGACTATGATTAAAACCATTTATTTTAAAAATATCGACCTTCGCCTCATCTAACAACTCAAATAATAAATCATTGTTTTTTAAGTATTGATTTATTGATCTTACAAGTCTTTCAAGCTCTGACATTCCCCAACCCCTTAATTGCGGTCTTATAAAAGAAGGGGCTTCTTTTCCTTTTACCTTCAACACTCTTGATTTGTGAAGTTTAACTCCATAAAAATTATAATAGTCACTATGAAAGCCATGTTTTAAATAAGGCTTATTTTCTCCGTAAGTTAAATCATCTGTTGAGTTTAGCTCCCAAAAATCAGCAGCGTAAAAATCTAAATTAGTATCTTTTTTTATAGACAAAGGATTTAAAGGCTTGTCTGCTTTTTCGGGCAAGTTTATAATTAAAGCTGCACCACCAAAAAGACGTGACCATTTAGCAACGTTTTTAATAGTTTTTATTATATTATTTTCTTTTAAATATGCTTGTATTGCTTCAATATCCTCTAAGCCTAATTTTTCGGCTTTTATTTTTATTCCACCTCTGAAAGCATCATCAACAGGCTGGTCAATCATTGTCTGCACTATTCCGTGAGTCAAGTACATATAAGAAATTGTGCTTCTTTCTAAAGTTAGAGCTGAGCTTCTGTTGTTTTTTTGCAAAGTTGCAGTTTGTGAAAGTTGGCTTGTGCCATTATTTCCTATAAGCCCAGCTGATACTATACTTGCCAAACTATTAACTAGGGCTTGACCATTTTCTAAAATCTGCTCTTTATTTTTAGATATATTGTTGTTGGTTTTTTTCTTCATTTTTTTTTAAATTATAATAATAAATAAATTTTTCTTCTCTCTTAGTCAATCAAACTATTATAAAACATCATAAACCGTCACCCGATTTTGAAAAAGTCCTATTTTTACTCCATCAATTACATTGTCCACAAAGTCGTCATGCTCTGAATTGCTAAAAGATAATAACTCATCTTTCATTTCAGAGTAATCTTCTATGTCTTTGTTAAATGTTAAATTAGGATTTATCTTATTTAAGCAAGGAATAATATTATTTGCTCTTTGTACCTTATCAACATCACGTGGCAACATTTTTTTAATTTGTTCTTCACTTGGAATTGGAAAGCCTTTTCTTCTAAATGCTTGGTTTAAATATATTCCGTGCGACTTATCCTCAATCCAGATATATCTAAAATTATAAGTTAGCTTAGTTTTTATCCAAGGCTCAACCCAGTTTTCAACATCAACAGAATTTATCTTTTTTCTTTTACAGTCAATTAAATATAAATGATTTCTTTCTATATTGTTTATTACTTCCTTTTTAACCCCCCAATAACAAAATACAGAATAATCATTTGATTGCTTATCTTTATAAGAAAGATCGCCAGTAATAAATCTGTAACTATACTCATTATCTTTAGGCAGTTGATTTTGACTCAGCTCTCTTATGGTTTCTTTTTTAAATAAATTTCCTCCTTGCATCACAGGGGCTTGCTGATATTGAGCCACAAACATAAATTCATTCTTTTTTATTTCTTCAAGTCTTTGCTCGCTATATTGACTAGGCAACTGACAAACACCGTCAACAATCAAAGGCTTTTTTAATGTTTCAAAACTATAAACTTTGCTTAAAAATCCGCTTAAATCTTCAACATGCAATCTTTGCTGAATATTTATCACGGGGATATCTCCTTGGTTTAATCTAGATAAAAGTGTTTCTTCATAGTAAGTTTTTACTTTATTTCTTTTTTTTTGTGAGTGTATATCAGCTGGCTTGTTTCCATCGTCAATAAATAAACAACCTGAAAATTTTGAGCTTCCTCTTATACCTGCACCGAACCCAGTAATTGCAGAGCCAATGGAGGCAAATAATATTAATCCACCTTTATCATTTATAATTTTAGTTGCTGTATATACATTTTTCTTTTTTTCCTCTTTTAAATAAGCTGCCCAGAACTCATCAATAGGATTGAACTCTATATTTTCCTCCTCTACATCTTGGTTATACATAGCCTGATAATAAGGATGCTTTATTATATCTGCTAACTCTCTACTAATACCACTTAGTAATTCCTGTGAAAATGATGTGTAAATAAAATTACATTTTGAATTTTCAGCCCAACAATAAGCAACAAAATATTTAGCCATTGCGGTTTTTGCTGATCTTGGTGGTAAGTTTACATTTTTTCTTGCAACTTTTTGATCGTATATTAATTGATATAAATCAAATAAATCATGATGAAGCTCCTCAACTATAAATTTACGCTTTTCCATTTGCCTAAACATATACAAGAACCAAGTCTTGAATCCTTTTTTATGTAAAAGCTGACCAAAATAAACAGGGTTTTTAATCTGCGTTAATTGCATCGTCTATATGCTTCTCGTAAGAGCCTTTCTCTTCTTTATCTATATAAATAACTTTTTGCTTTATGTCCTCGCCATTCTTTCCAGTGTGTTCAGTTCTAAGGCTAAACTCTTCTTTGCACTTACGCTCTAGCCACCATTTACTTATATCTTTATCTCCTGCCTTAAGACTTTTAACGATATTTAGCTTTGCCTGAATATCGACTCTTTTCTTTAACTCCTCTTTTTTCTCGGAAAACTCTGGATTTTCTTTACAATACTCATAAAGAGTAGAGGGGTTTATATTAGCCATAACGCACGCTTGAGCATCTGTGTAACCGTTTGAAAAGCTGGTTTCTAATTTTCCAATTATTTCAGGTGTCATTTTTGTTGGCCTACCAACACTGCTTTCTTTATTACTTTGTTTTTTTGACTTATGTTTTTTTGACTTGCTCATCTTTTTTTCTATTTAAACTCTTTTAAACAATCCTCTCCATTGCGTTTAACAACAGGGTTTTTCCCGTTATTCTCGCAAAAATTTATATCTCTTTTTTCTGCCTTCCATGTAATTTTGCTCATTTTTTAAAGTAAACTATTATATAATTATAATAACCTTTTTTTCTATTATAATCTAATTTATAATCTTGCTCATAAATAACACTTATTTTTTTTACATCTCTAGTTTCTAAAACAATCAAGAAATCAGCTTTATGTTTTTTTGCCCTTTTTAGAATTTGCTCATCGTTTAACTGCGACCTAACAGAAAAATCTTCAACAGATATAAGCTTGTCATATTCTTTGTCTGTCACATTCTGAATAAAAGAATAAATAAATTCTTCAAATAAACTTGTTTTAAAAAGGCTAGCCTCTTTATCCTCATCTTTACCTAATTGCAAAAAATTATTAACATTATCGGCTATTTGCAAAAAGCTGTTCATCTCCTCTTTATTTTGTGAACAGCCATAAATTGCAAGAATGGATAATATTATAAGTTTTTTCATTTTAGATATTTAATAATTGTTTATTTATAAATATTGCCTTTTTTTATTTGTGTCAATAGTTTTGTTGACTTTTTAGCTTTGCTCAATTATTATTTATAGTGCGTTGCTTAACTTGCTAAAAATTATGAAAATACAATCATTTAAAATAATAAATAAATCTGGTGATGATTTCCTACTTGATAAAAAAGGAGTTTGCTTTTTAGATATTAATAAGTCCCGCCTTGCTCTGCGTTTAACTTATAAGAAGAAATACAGCAAGCAGATAGTTCTTGATTTTATGAAAACATTTCTTCCTAGAAAAAAATTTATTTATATAGGTAGACCAGAAAAAGGGAAAAGGGTAATTTTAAAAACTGAGAAAAACTTATTCGAAAACCCTAATTTTATAAAAGAAATAAATAGCAACTTTGATAAGTGGGTTTCTAAAGCCTAGAAAGGCTTTACTCACTAGGCATATTTTCAATTAAGATATGATCATCTCTTATATCTTCCCAACCTTGCGGGATATGTTTTATATATTTATTATTTTGTATTAAATCGTTTGCGTGCGTAAAAACATTATATGCTTGAAAATAAGTGCTTACCTGACTATGTCGCAAAGATTTATATAATTTAAAAGCCTTGAAGCAATCATAAAATACTTGACCATTAACCTTATATTTAAAGTAACCCTTTAAACACATTTTAGATAAATATAATAATTTGCTTTTATTCACGCCCTTGAAAACTTTTTTTAAGCTCATCTGATTTCTCTTTAAGTAATTGCATTAATTCAATTATGCTTTTCTCCTCAGGAGAATATATGTTTTTTTCTTTTTTTAAATATTTTTCTTTTTCCATTTTATTTGCCTCCATGTTTTTTTAATAATTCTGCAACTTCTAAACTGTTATAATGTGCAGCCCAATACAAAGGAGTCTCGCCCCGTTTATTTTTAGCGTTAATATCTACCCCTTTTTTAATTAATAATTCTGCAAGTTCTAAGTTGTTAGTACATAAATGTAAAGGTGTGTAGCCACTTTCATTTTCAGCATTAACATCAGCCCCTTTTTCAATTAATAGCTTTGCAACTTCTACGCTGTTATCCCATGCAGCATAATGCAAAGAAGTGTTACCTTCTTTATCTTTAATATTAACATCTGCACCTTTTTTGATTAATAATTCTGCAACTTCTAAGCTGTTACGCAATGCAGCCAAGTGTAAAGGAGTAAAGCCCCATTTATCTTTACAATTAAGATCAGCTCCTTTTTTTATTAATAGCTCTGCAACTTCTAAGCTCTTATACAAAGCAGCCACATGCAAAGGAGTAAAGTCATTTTTATCTTTAGCGTTAACATCAGCCCCTTGTTCTATTAATAAT